GACAGTTAGGATCTTTCCAATCTGCTGGCCATTGACCTTTTAAAATTTGAAATCCACCACTATCTCCCAACATGAAAGTACCTGCTTCACGTTCACGTATGACAGATTCATTAGGATCATCAACGGTTGTATCTAAATTAGCATGACCAGCACTGTATAGTCCCCACTTGTAATAGTAAAGACCTTCTTTGCTGTTAAGAAAGTTTAGTTTCTCAACATCACCTTTAAAACTTGCAGGGATTCGTGCTTGGTCAAAATAATTCTGGCCCTTGCGTTGTTTACCCAAGCCAGCAATGAAAAAACTACTGACCGCGGGTAAGAACAATGCCCACTCTGGGTTATGCTTTGCTGAAAGATTATCTTGCTCAAAAATCATGTTATTTAATAACTGCTGGTAATAGATATGTGTATTTTGCAATTCCACTGTCAATTACTATTTCTAATGCTCCTGCATCTGCAATACGAATCATTTTATCTCCTGCTAAATTTATAATAGCAAGAAATTGTTTAACAGGAAATTTCCATACATTAGTCAACGTGCCTGTAACCATAGGATGAAATAGACAATTACCTGAGTGAGTTCCTAAATCACCAAAGTACATTTTTAAATCTCCCTTTTCAACTTTCAATGTAAAATTTACATCGTCAGCAGATTGCTGTTGTTTTGTTAAACGCATTATTCCTGCGATAGTGGGTTCAAAACTTACGTCCCAAGTAGTACCTCTAAATTTCATTACACGCACTTTTTCTTCTGCTAAGGCTTTACTCATAAACCGATAATCATTAATAAAGTCGCCGTCTTTAGATTCAAAGTGAATTCCTACAGGAGTTCCCGGAGCAGTTGTACTTTGCGTAACATTGATTTTAGCATTTTCATCATAATTATCAAATCCAAGTATTGTCTTTAATTTAGATAAATTAGGCATACCAAACGTACCAATAAAATCAGCGATAGGATTTTTAAATTCCCCGATAATTATAACTGTTTTGTCTTCGGCGGCTGCATTAATGATAGTTGATGTATCTGTACCAGTAATTTTTACAGTATCTATTCCTTCAATGCCATGTGTATAAGCAACTAAATCTTTTAAATTATCTTTCATGTTTTTCCTTTATTAAAAATTGTAATACTATTTAGGTATTTTCTATGTGTATTATAGTGGATTTTTTTGCACAAGTCAACACCAGTTTAACCAAATGAAAATAAATCATCAAAAGTTGATTTAGTATCAGTGCTACTACGCAAATCCCAAGACAATACGCCCAATAAATTTTCTATTTTTTCATCAATCAATGTGCGTTCCATTCCATCATCATTAAATGGTAATTCTTTGAACCAGACCGGCAATCTTAATTCATCAGTGGGATATGCTATAGAAGTATATCCCATTGGATTTTGTTTTAATTTACATACAACTACTTTCATACCATCCATTATTTTCATTGAATAGTTATCATTATGCACTCTACGTAAAGTATTCCAGTTTAGTGCAGCACGTACATGTCCTGGCATATTTGCCTTACCTGTTTTACTATTTTCTTCTTTATTGCCATATGCAGTAAGTTTGTTAACTGATTTCGGACTACCTTTAGTCCAACTTTCCTGACGGCTCATTTCATGCTTAAAGGTTTTAATAATTTCTATAACATCATCACGTTGCTTGCCAGATAAAACCAGTGTTAATACAGACATTAAAAATTCTTGTACATATTTAGGGGTATCAGCACGTTTTAAATCAAGTCCCATGGCTTTAATATATCCCATTTTACCATCTTTATCTAAACGTTTACCTTCTTTATCATAAATGTTTACTGCATACCTTTTTTTAGTAATAAACAAACTACGGTCTGCTACTAGTTCTCTTCCAGCACGAATAATAGATCCGTTTTTTCTTGGACAATGAAATGCTTTTTCCATAAAGACAGGAAACTCTATGTTAATTTGCTCGGCAATACCATCATACAATCCGATACAAGTTTCCTTTGACCATTCCATTTTACCTTCTTCAACTTCTGTTTTTACTGCAGGCCATGCACTAAAATAACAAGAGTCAGTATCACCATACACTATTCCTTGACCTGTGAAATCGTAGTTACCTGTGATAATTTCATTAATGTGAGCACTCATGTGTTTTACAATTTGCCTACCACATAATGTTACACTCTGACCAATACGTTTGTCATAGAATCTGCAATGTTCATTCAACAATGCACCATATGCAGAGTTCAACAAAATCTTACGAACAAGTTGACGTTTATCCCAATAATCTTTATCTTCAGTAGTTGTGGCTTCTTTAAGTTTTTTCTGCATTACTTTTCTATCCGAGTACCATCTAGACAATAATCCTGGAATAACACCTTCATTTGCATGAGTAAAGATAGTACCATTAGCACTAATCATATATGGATTATTACTATCAAATAGTAATTTCCATATTTCGGCTGCACTCATTTCAACTTCAGTTCCGTCAGCATAGTCCAATGTTAGCATCATACCTCTATCTTGATTTAAAATTGAGGTATATTCCAAACTACCAAATAGTCCTTCCCAAAGCACACTGCCGGTGACATCATCATCACCTTCTTTATGTCGTTTTTTCTCACGTGCCAAGCGTTGACTTTTATCAAGCATGTACTGATCAGTTAAAGTTTGTCTGACCTGAGCAACAATGGTTTCCGGGGACATGTTAAGAGCGCGGATTGCTGAGGGGTAGAGCGAATTGATGTCCACTGCGCCGACCCATTCATGAATTCCCGTTTTGGGAGTAGCAACATAGGCACCTGCCGCTGGCTGTGTTTCTTCTGCATTTTCAACCTTTCGTTTTTTATCTGGAATAACTACTCCGCGGGCATGAGCCTCATTCATAATTGCCATTTCAATCATAGCAACAGAGCCCATAACCGTTGGTAACAATACTGTATTTTCATGTGCTATTTGATTAGCAAGTTCTAAAAACTGTAGTTTATTATGAATTTTAACTAATAGCATTGTATCTTGCCTATTATATTCAATAAACTTTTTAAAGTCTTTGTTATATAATTGGTCAAGTGTACCTTCGTATTGAGTTTTATTTTCCCCTACTTCCATTTCACCAATGGCATCAAGTTTATAACTATGTCTAGATTCATAGTTATATTTTTTGTAAAGTTGTAAATAGTCTAAATGTACTCGTCCAACTAAGTCATATGTAGTTTCCTCTTTGCCATATCTTTCATATACTCTAGGTTTGGGAAGTTGTCCCAATAAACAAAATTTTCTAGTATCATTTTTACTCATTATCCTAGTAACACGATTAACCATATATGGTATATCATATCCCTCTGAGTTCCATCCAGTTAATACATCAGCATCTTCAATCAATGTAAAAAATGTTTCAAACATTTCTATTTCATTGGTGAATAACATTGTATTTTCAATTTCACTAGTAATCTGTTGTGCTGTCTCACTACTCATATGTGTGGGAGCAATTACTAATGTAACTAATTGACCTAGCCAATCTAAGTAAAGTGAGATAGCAGTAACCGGATTGAAGGGATCGCTAGTTGGACTAAATCCTTTTTCTGAATTGAAATCAACTTCAATGTCAAAAAAGCAAGTATGTAATTTTGGTGCGTCAACGTTTAAATAGTTTTCGCTCAAACAACGAAAAATAGGGTTAATATCGCTTTCAAAGATTTTTTTATTAGCAAGAATTCTACGTTCTTTTTCAAATTCGCTGCGACTTCGTGTTGAGAACCTAGTTACCGGATCACCATATAAACTACGATGTTTGCCTTTAGGGTCAGTAAAGTAAAGTACATAATTGGCAGGGAATTCATTGTACTGGCGTACACCCTTGCCATCTCTTTCAATTACAATTATTTTATCTGTATTTTTATCTAATACAGCATCTACATAACTCAAAGTGTTTTGCCTACTAGTTCAAGAATGTGGTTAAGTTCGTCATGGTCTTTATTAGTTTGCCCTAAACTTGCTTTATGGGCAATTTTGATTGCTTTTTTCAAAGTGCTTGCTTTAATTTCCATTTCTTCAGCAACTGCTTTGACTGTATCGGACAATCCTCCGTTGAGTGTTTCAATTTCATTCAATACATTCATGCCCTCATTTACCAACTGGGTAAGTTTAATTTTTTCTGCGCCACTAAAAATTCTATCACTCATTGCAATCTCCTTGTTAATGATAGATTATACAGTAGTAGGATCTTAAAGTCAACAAGTTTGTTTACCTTTTATGGTAAAAACGGGCGTAGTATATTATTTCAATTTATTGAAAAATATTATGATGTTGTTCGCCGTAAATTTTAATATATTTTCCGGCCATTAAATCTGCTAAGGCTTCAATTGGGCTACCCGGATAACTAGATCCTGGGGTAATCATATTTAATTCACCTTGCCGTACGTGAACCAATTCATGAAACACCGTGCGTAAAATATCTACTAAATTGCGATTTTTTGCATAAACCCATATATTATTTTCACCGGGGACATGACCGCCGGTATGATGATTATTTTGTGCTTCTTCAGTATCCATACTTAATTCTATGTACGGTTTAGTTTTAATTTTTAATTTTTGACAAGCCCAATTACAAAACTTATCCACTTCGTCTTGAATATCCAATGATGTATTTTCATCCAATTTGCTTTTAATCCAATCATCCGGTGACCGATGATATTTTTTAATAAACAAATCGTGCAATGCTTTACCAGTAATACGATGTCTTTTTGCTATAGTTGACATTAATCTATCAATAGTATCATAATCATGTTTATCCAAAGATGGCAATTTTTTAGCCAATTCAGTTGCAGGAGATTCAATAATAAACTCAGTATAACGCATTATGTATTTATCAAATTAATGCTCACTTTATACTTCCCAGTAGCGAATTGGGTTATATAGGCAGCAGCCGCCTCACACTTACAGTAACTAGTACTGGTCCTAAGGGTGTTCTTATAAGTCATATATATTAGGATGTACCTTCACTAAACCATGGATCAATTATTACCGGTTGTCCGTTCTGTCTTAGCATGACATTTGCTGTATGCAAATCCCATCCAAATTTGTTGATTCTGCCTGTGTTATATAATATTTGCATTACAGTATACAGCTGTTTGTACATGGCATATGTTTTTTTACTTGCAGGATTTTCTAGTAGACTTTGCCAAACTTTAGCAAAGGCATTAGCATATTGTGGGCTGTAATTTTTCCATGTGTTCGGGTCTGCTAGTTCACGCTCCATTGTTTCCCATGGTTCAGGGGAACTAGTGAAATGACTCAGGAACCAAATTAAACCCTCAACAAACGAACCTTTGGGAATAGAAGATAATTTCTCCATCTCAATCTGAGTATAATCTTTACCGTTAATATCAATCGTGTTTACTTCATTAAATCTAGGAACACACGCCAAATCTTGCCGGCTCATTGAAAATTCATAAAACTTACGAAATACTTGTTCTGCTTTACTACCTGCATCTTCTGGCATCAATATCTTAATTACATGACTGTCATCTTTTGCCCAAACAGTAGCATCAGCACCGGCCCCTACATGTGAATAACCTGCCGCTCTTAATTGATTTGATATCTCTCTAGCGTTTGGTGTGTCTGTTTCTGCTTCATCCAATGGTTCTTCTTCTAATTTAGAACCACTCCAAGTTGCATATAATCCAGAATAAAAGTAAGTGTCCCCGTATACTTTACTCATTTTAGTTTTAACATGTGCTTCTAATTCTTTTCCCGTGGTGTTGGGTTGTACGTCAAAGGCGAAAAAATGGCGACCGCTAGGTGTTTGACCAATATAATCACCTCCTAGTTGACCCATAACGGTATCGATGTTTCTTTCAGCTTGTTTATTCTGTGAAGGCCTGTTAGGGACCAGTTCGTACTTCTCAAAACCAACATAACCTTTCATCTCAACACCAGGGATGCCGGCAAGACTAACCCAATTTCTACGTCCGCCAGGTGTTTGCAGTTCACCAGCAACCAATGGCCGTTTCATGATAGTTAATACAATACCATACAATGCCTTAGCAATGCCTCGACCACGATAGTCTTCGTCCACTGTGATGGTATCAACTTGTACTGCGCCGCCTATTGGAAACCATTCATGTGGTGATATCTCAAGTGTACCAATCAATTGTCCAGGGGCAATTTTGGAATTATTCCAATTCTCCACACGATCATAATATGCCCATGATGTTTCTCTGGGTTTCCTAACAGGCCGGTTTGCTGCATTGATATAATCTGGACCTTTAGGATCCCAAATGTTTATGGCTGTGGAATATCCACTAGATGTAACAGTGTACACAAATCCGCTACCACCGGGCAACTGAGTTGCAGTGTTTTTAAAATTTCGGGGTAACTCTAATGAATTTTTTCCGCCGCGAAAATCTCTGGCTTGCATAGTGTGAATACCTTCGTTAAATTCACTTGCTCTCATGCTAGTCCAATCTTGCCTGGATACATGGCACCACTTTCCACACGTTCTCCGCCATCAAAGTAAGCAAGTTGTATGGGCATGGTCTGCCAGTTTAATCTATATGCGGCCATGATACGGTGATTACCTTCGTTGACCCATGCTTCACCATTGTAGGCCACCATGATGTAGGGCATGTACTCATCGTCGGAACTGGTTTTCATAGGTGGTAACTTACCTGTTCGGTCCATGTAATCCATTAACCACTTTAGGTCATTTTGACGCACATTGGTTTGTTCGTTCCTCATGCCCGGCAAAGAAGCCAATCTCATCACACGAGCTTTTAACGGTGTTCCTTGAACATAAGCAGTGGTGCTGCCCATATAAGGCACGCCAAAACTATTGCGGCCTTTGCGCTTGGCATAGTCTATCTTTTCCTGTAACCATTCTTCGTTAGGTACATCTATGCTGAGTTCGGCTTCATTTAGTTCTGGCGTCCATGCCATGCTTTTGCTGCCCTTCACAGTGGGCTTAAACCCTTGACCTCGATAGAACTTAGTTAGTTTACTTTGACTTACTTGTCCTTTGTCCCAGGGGAATAGCGTTAGACTGATGCCATCTTCGCGGGCCATAGCCTGCAATTCTTGCATGGCACGTGATCCAACGCCTTGTCGTAAAGGATATGCTTGGAACCATTTGACTTCAACTGCACCGCGTTTACTAAAACTAGGTATTAGTTCAAACATAGCAAACTGTTGGTCATCGCCTGACCCCCAAACCATGACATGGTTGTTTTGCATGGTATGTGGATATTTTGTGTAGACTCGGTCAATCCAAGCCTTAGCGGCATCGTTGTTACCAAGTTTGATTCGGGTTGGCTCGTGTTCCTCGGTAATAAATTCAGTTGCTCTCATTTTATTTTAAGCCTTCCGCCACACCTTGCTTATCGTGACTCAAAATATTATTTTTAGGAACGCAATACTTTGCCACAGTCTTTTCAGTGTTTCTTGGTTGTGGGTCAATTGATTTAACAATAAGATGACCGTCTTTCCACCCAACCACAGTACCTTCAATTTCAGGATGATGATTACTATAATACCAAGTAATCTTGTCACCTGGTTCATAGCCTTCCGCCACACCTTGCTTACTTTCATTCATACCCTCTGCACCATAATGAGCAATTTTACCTGCTTTGTGCATGTTTTTTACTTGTTTGAATACTTTACCTAAATCATCAGTAACACGGACTATCCACCCTTGACTAGCGATATATTTAAATGGATCACCGATGGGCATTTGTTTAATAGGCTTACTAGGATTTTCACTAAACCATTCACCTGTTGGTAATTGTCTGAAATCGCCAGCATCAAACACAGTTAAGTAAGTTTTACGACCACGCATTGCTGGCAAATCTTTTTGGTCAAAATAAACAATAGGTTGACCGTTTTGCGTAAACTCTACATAGCGTGTTTCATGTGCATTGCCTGTAGCGTACAGTGCTGTTCTACGCGGATCACCGGCAAACAATCCTTTAGTAGTGTTAGTTTTAAGATTTTTGTTTTTCCAATAACTATCGTCACCTGTATCTAAACCACTCTGACTCCAATCATCTGTATGCTTGTATGCTTTGAGGCCAGACACAAAATCTGTGACAGGTTTAGAATCAATTCGTGTTACTGTTGCACCTTCCGCCACCCCTTGCAATCCATCTAAATGTTTTTTAACTTTGTTCAACCCCTTTTGATCCAAGTCATCTAAATGTTCTTTGCCTGTTAATCGTTTGGTAAGTTGAAGAAAACTGGGTTCGTCATCCCATTTCACACCCTTGTGGTCTGCCAATTTGTGTATGGTCTGTG